CCCAATCAAAATGAACGAAGTACCTGTCCAAGAAATGCCGCAACCTGTTGAAAAGGTGCCAATCCCCTGCGAAAGCAAGGAGCAAAAAGAACAAAGAGAACAACGGAGAAGGATTGAAACCCTTAAAAACTGGGATGTCAACATCAAGTTTGCCGACAGAGGTTGCTTCGTTTCAGTCGGATGCAAGAGTTTTGCCTTTGAAAGTGTGGTCGCAGCAATGGAGGCCTTGAAGCAATACGCGGAAAATCCTGTTGCCGTCATCAGGGAATACGGTTTTGAGGATTACGTTTAACCCATGAACCTCGAATCCATCGTTGACACGCTTTTGATTTTTGGCAGATTCGCCCTGCTATTGGTCTTGATTTTTGCAATCGCCTCGCTATGAAAATCAATCGCCCCGTGATTGGCCTTGACTTGACTGAATCTGCTCCCATGAAACTCATCCACTATTACCACATCTACTGCGGAGGGGGAGGCCAATGGCAACTCATCCTGAACCAGCACATGATGGCCCTGTGCAATTACGGCCTCATCGAGCAATTGGGCGAGATTCGTGTCGGTATCGTTGGGCCGCCTGACCAGCGCAAGGCGGTCAAGGAAATCCTTGACAATTCGCTGATAAAAGACAAGGTAAAGGTTGTCGTTACTCGCACAAACGCATGGGAGCAGGCCACGCTCACCGAGATGTACCGGGCAAGCCAAGACGAGGATGCGGCCTACCTGTACGCTCACACCAAGGGCAGTTCCGACCCATCCCTCATCAACCAACTTTGGTGCAGGTCTATGATTTTCTTCAACGTGGTAGCTTGGGAGCGGTGTCTTACCGAACTGCAGAACGTGGATGCCGTGGGAGCCTATTGGCTGACCAAAGAGGAATTCCCGCAAATTGCAGACCACAACAACCCCGATGGATACCCCTACTTCGCTGGCACGTTTTGGTGGGCCAAGTCGAGCCACATCCGAGAACTCGGAGAACCCGTCCGTGAACACCGCTGGCAAGCCGAGCATTGGATTGGTAAGAGGGAAGGGATGACCGTGTACAACTCCTGCAAGGGATGGCCAAGTCCTGACAAGTTCATCATCACGTTTTAGCCATGGCCAAGATACCCGTCATCATCACCAACTTCAATCTGTACACTTGGCCCAAGGCTATGGTCAAGAAATTGAAGCAGATGCAAGATGTCGGGCCAATCTTAATCTTGGATAACGGTACAACCTACGCTCCTACGCTGGAATGGTACGAGCAACTGAAACTTGAAGCAAATGACGTTGGCGTAATTCACACGGGAGGCAATTACGGCCACCTTGTTGCATGGCAGGCTCAAATCCCGATGCAGTTATTTCAAATGGGTTACCCTGACTACATCGTTACCGACCCCGACCTTGACCTTTCCGCTCTGCCCGATGACACGCTTCTGCGGATGCGTGAGGCTTGGTACGATCTGCCTGTCAAGACGTATATGTACGAGCAGGAGGAAGGCGACCCGTTCAATGGGGTCAAGTTCACGGTTAGGGATAAGATTGGCCTTGGTATTCGCACGGATGACGTTCCTGCCGATGCCCTGTTCTTCCAACAAGCGGAACTGCGATACAAGAAGCAACCAATTTGGAACGGCCTGCAACTTGCACCCGTGGACACAACCTTCGCCTTCTACCATCACGAGCATTACCAACGGGTCTGCATCAGCGGTGCAAGGATGGTCGCACCTTACGAGGTCAGGCACTTGCCGTACTACATCACCAAGGAGGACATGAACGCTGACTGGGAGTTCAGGCAGTACCTCGACAAAGCCAACCACGCCAGCACCGCCAAGAAGATTGCGGATGGCCTCAACGTATTTTGACCATGCCGTTTTCGCATCCATTCTACAAAAACCGAATCGCCGAGCATATTCGTTCAGTCCTACGCCCAGATGACCGTGTCCTTGACGTGGGTGTGGGATGCGGAACATACGCTCAACTGCTTCCTGAAATCCCTATGGATGGCGTGGAGATTTACGAGCCGTATGTCCAACGCTTTGACCTTCGTGCCAAATACAAGGAACTCTTTATTGCAGACATTCGGGATTTTGATATCACGCCTTACACCTACCTGATTCTTGGCGATGTCTTTGAGCATCTAACCCTCAAGGATGCAAGGGATTTACTGAACCGAATCGGAAGCAAGAGAGCGATGATTGCCGTTCCGTACCTTTACGAGCAAGGAATATGGGAGGGCAATGTTCACGAAACGCACTACCAACCCGACCTGACCCCTGAAATCGTTGCCGCAAGGTATCCTGAATTGAACCTGATTGTCGGGGATGCGATATACGGCTACTATGCAAACTATCCCCTATGAAACTCCAAGACCTCACCATCGACCAATTCCAACGGATAGCTGCGTTGGAGTTCAGCCCTGCCCTGAACGACGCAGACAAGCGTGTGGGCGTGGTTGCGATTGTGGAGGGTGTGGAGGTCGCCATCGTCAGGGATATGCCAGCCACGGCACTCACAAAGCGTTACAAGGCTATCGTCAAGGAATGGAACGAACTACCTGCACTCGCCTACAAACGGAAGTTCAAGGCTGGCGGCAAGTGGTGGATTCCAACGGTGTTCACGGACGAACTTACGGCAGGGCAGTTGATTGACCTCATGGAGATGAACACGACCGATGAACGGCAACTGGTGCAGAATCTGCATCGCATCATGGCGACCCTGTGCAGGGAGGCCGCTTGGTTTGGGTGGTTTCCCAAGAAGTACGACGGGGCAAGCCATGCGGAGCGAGCCGAACTGATGAAGAAGCACGCCAAGATTGGCGATGTTTGGGGGGTGGTCAGTTTTTTTTTGTTAAGTTCCGAGAGTTACTTGCAAATTTTGAGCGACTATTCTCGGCACCTGACGAAGAAGGCGCAGGGCCAGTAACGAACCCGCTTGCTGGGTACGGTTGGCTCATGGTCGTTTGGAGGATGGCCAACAAAGACGTACTGAAATTCGATGCCATCTTTGCGATGAAGGCGGTGGAGTTCCTGAACTATGCCCTGCTGATTCACGACATCTTGGAGGCAGAAAGGCAAGAGGCAGAGCGGATGAGGCGCAGGTAGGACACTATTTGCGTGGCTGGACATTTACCAGCATGGAGTTCGATGTATTTGTCGGCGGGTCAGGGAAGAAACTGACCAACGTGCAGAAGGAAGCCTTGGCTGACTTTGGCGTTACTCTTGCGGAGGGGGCGATTGACAATAAATCCTATGTGCTTGTCAAGAAGTGGTTGGAGGGGGTCATCAAGTTGGCCAAGCAGAACCTCGCAAATTCAGGGGCTATCGCAAGCGATTCGCTATCTGCCAGCATTCAGTTTGAACCAATAAGCCTTACCGACACCTCGTTTGTGGTTGCTATCGTAGCCAACGACTACTGGAAGTTCGTGGACCTTGGTGTCAAAGGTGCGAAAAGCAGTAACCGTGCGCCGAACAGTCCGTTTAGTTACAGGGATAAAAAGCCAATTTGGAAGCATCGCCCACCCGTCAGGAAGATTCAAGAATGGATTGCGTTTAAGTCCATTCCTTTGCAGGGCAGGGATAAGATTGCCGCCAACCGAGCCTTAGCCATCAACATCTCCAACAAGATTTGGAGGGAAGGTTTGAAAGCCACAAACTTCATGTCCAACGCCGTGACCGAGGATATGGTCGCAGTACTCACCGAAAACATCGCCGAGGTCCTCGGCAAATCCATAAGCGTAGCAACCGTAAGATAGTATGGCAATATCAGTCCTTTCGGGTTCGCCCCAAGCAGCGACCCCAGTTTATAACAAGATGCTCTTCAAGGTGAGCGGCTCGCTGACCAGCGGGGCAAACTATCGTTATGTCTGCGATGTCAAGAATGCGGCAGGCACGACCACGCTGGCAAGGCTCAAGTGCGACAAACTACCGACCACCAACTTCGGGTTCTTTGACGTGCAGAAGGTCGTGGAAACACTGATGGCTCCGACCGTTCCAACGCTTGCACAGGTTGGCTTAGCCGACCATGCTGGATTCTATTCGGGGTATCGGCTTGCCTTCATGGAAGAATACGGCTCAACGCCTGTGGTGCAGACGGGAACGACTACCAACGTGACTGGCAATGTTGCCTTTGCAGGCAACTTGGAGCAGTTGGAATTGGCGGATTGGAGTGGAGGGGTGTATTTCCCTGACTTTATAACGGATGGCGTAAGCAAGGCACTCACAACCCCCACAACTCGCACGGTGTACGGCACGGATTACGGATTCCTCTGCATGGGTCTATCGGGTCAGCCTTGGGATAGAGTGCAGGTAACTTATCCAACGAGAACCTTTACCGTTGCTTTGCCTGCATCGGTAAGCGGGTCCATCGCTCGCTTTGGTGCAGGGCCAATGAATCTTAAGGCACTCACATCAGGGCAATGCTCGGATAGCCAAGCGGGTTCGGTTGGATTCCCAACGGCAGAGGGGTCATCGTACACCATCGCCTTCGAGGATTCGTTTGCAGGCAATTTCTCGGTTTACTACACCTACACCATCGGCCCTTGCCAGCGATTCAACTCCCAGCCTGTTCACTTCGTCAACAAATACGGAGGCATTGATTCCTACACCTTCACGCTCAAGAACCGCAAGCGAGCCAATGTGCAGCGGGATACCTTTGGGTATAATACGGACGTTTACGGCACGCTCACCTATGACAAAGTGTGGGCAGGGTCGTTCGATTACGTCTATGCCCTCAACTCCGATTGGCTCACCGATGCGGAAAGCGAGTGGCTCATCGAGTTGGTTCGCTCGGGGCAGGTATGGATCGAACTTGACGGTCAACTTGTGGAGGCGGTGGTTAACGCTAACCAGTATCAATTTGTAACCCGTAGGAACGACCAGCTCCAGCAGTTGCAGTTGGAAGTTGCCATCGCATACAAGAACAACATCCTATGAGCGTCACCCTAATCGCTTACCCGCTCAACGACAGCAACACCGAGGTTCCGTATGTCTTGGATACCATGGGCGGCACTGATGTGGCCATCACCTACTCCATCAGCGACATCGAGGATGTGACCAAGCGGCGGGGTTCGTTCAGCAAGACCATCACCCTGCCGAACACTCCGACAAACGAGCGGTGCTTTGGCTTTGCCTACAACATCCAATCCTTTGTGGGAGGCTTCACACCGAACAAGAAGATTCGTGCCGCAATGTGGGAGGATGGCGTGCAGGTCTTTTCGGGAGTGCTGCAACTGCTATCCATGGCAAAGACCAAAGGCAAGGTCACCTATGAGGTGGGCTTGTTCACGGATGACGTGGGGCTATACCAAGCGATTGAAGGGAATCTGCTTGTGAACACCGCAGGGGTCACAGGGATGAACCACACGCCAACAAGCGGCCACGTTTCGGGAACATGGACTGCATCGGGGTCTGCATCGAGTGGCTACGTCTATGGGGTGATTGATGCGGCGGGGTTCAGCGACTTGACAAGAGGTGAATTTGTGGCTCCTTGGTGGAGGCTTGGCCCAAGCATCTACGTCAAGAAGATGGTCGATTTAATCTTCACCGAGGCGGGGTATAGGTACTCAAGCAACTTCTTCAATTCCGCAACCTTCGGCAAGTTGGTGCTGCCCTATGCGGCGGGAACACTAACGTCCAATCTTTCTGGGAGCAACATCTTTGCGCAAGCAACAGGCTCAGTCAGCGCATCACTTACAACTATCGCAAACCTCGAGTTTAGCCGTGATAATGTTAATCCTTATTACGACCGCCCAAGTTATTGGGTTGCATCTTCCAGCACGTTTCTTGCTCCAACGGTTCCTACCCGATGGAACATTCAGCTAAATTATATTGTCAGTGGAGTGACCTTTGGCCTTGACGGTATTGCTGGAGGTGACTTTGATATTTACAACACCGCTACAAGTTCAACTATTGCGCAAATAGGTACGGTTGACCTTACTCGTTCAAGCTATCCGTTTTCAGGTAGCATCCTCTTTGAGAATGTGACCATTCCTGCCAACGCTGTGGTAAAGTTTAGATACGATGAAACTGAAGGCGCAACGTTGGTAAGGTTTAATTCAGGTGGTACTGTTCAGTTCACTTGCCTCGAAAATCCTGTAAGCATTGGTGTGGTAGATATGCGCACCGCCCTGCCTGCTGACGTAAAGCAAGGCGACCTCCTTCAAGACCTGCAGAAGATGTTTAACCTGCACATCATGGCGGATTCCCAAGACCCGAAACTGCTGTACATCGAACCTTGGGTGGACTTCTACGCAAGCGGTGCTGTGGATTGGTCGCAAAAGGCGGACGAGAATGCCGAGCAGATTCTAACCAATGGCGACCCCAACGCAAGCACGAACCTGATATTCAAGTACAAGGATATGGGCGACTATTTGTCCAAAACCTACAAGCAATCTTATCCACTCGCCAAGGAGGGATACGGTGGTAAGCTATTCCCAACGCAGAACTTCTACGGCAAAGGTGACAAGGTGGTAGAAACTTCCTGCGGCACTTTGATTCCTGCGTCGTTCAGCACGGACATTGTTGCTGGCAGAACTTGGGATATAGAAGGCACTCTTTCAAGTGGAACGCTTAAGCCATTGCAGACAGGATATAGAATAGCGCAATATAACCTAAATACCATTGATAGGCCATGGCGATTCCAATATGGAGTTACAGGCACAACAGGGATTCCTCTTGCGGTTGATTTAACAAAGATGCCCTTCGTCAGTCACATCGACAACCCCTATGCCCCGACTTTCGACCTTGCTTTCGAGATTCCTCGGTTGGTGTACTACAACGCCGTGAACGCAAGCGGCAGCACCATCAACTACACCAACAACAACCTCTTCAACAAGTATTGGAAGAATTATGTGAACGAAACGGTGAGCAAGGAAGCCTTGCAGTTGGAACTCACGATGATGCTGTCATCCGTGGACATCTACCAACTCGACTTCCGCAAGCCCATCTATTACGGAGGCATCCGATGGCGGTTGTTGGAGATTCGTGACTACCTCGTTGGGCAGATGAAGCCGTGCAGGGTAACGTTACGCCGCATCCTGAACCTTGCTGACTTCGTGCCTGTTACTGACGTACCTATTGCGAATGACCCCGCATTCCTGTACAACGGGCCAATAACGAGCGACCCGACCGACCCGAATTACGAACCACCTATCAACCCCGAATTACCCAGCGAATAATGGCAGACGTAACTAAAGAGATAGTCCTTGAAGTAGGACTCAAAGATTCCACCGCCCAAGGCACAACGAGTGCAAAGACCCGCCTTCGGGAATTGCAGAAGACGCTTACGGACATGGCCCTTGCTGGGCAAGACGGCACAAAGGCGTTTCGTGAGATGGAGAAAGAGGCGGGAAAGCTCAAAGACCAAATCGGTGATACGCAACAGAGGATTAAGCAACTTGCTTCCGACACTCGAAACATTGACACCTTCGTTAGTGCAGTGCAGGGAATAACCGCAGGCTTCCAAATAGCACAGGGAGCAGTGGCCTTGTTCGGCGATGAGAACGAGGACTTGCAGAAGGCGATGCTTAAGGTGCAGGGAGCCATGGCCCTTGCCAATGGTGTTCAGCAAGTCGCTAACCTGCTCAACAAGGATAGCATCCTAATAACCCAAGGCCAAGCAGCGGCACAAGCCCTGTATGCGGCCGCAGTTGGAACCAGCACAGGAGCGATGAAGGCATTCCGAATCGCCCTGCTTGCAACGGGTATTGGCGCAGCGATTGCAGCTATTGGATTGCTCATCGCCAAGTGGGATGACCTCACGGCAGCGGTTCGGCGATTCCTGAACCTCCCCGACCCGAAGCAACGGGCAGCGGAGCAGGAACAAGCACTAAAAGACCAAGAGATTCAATTAGAAAGATATCGTAGAGCCTACGAAGCTCACACGGATGGCCTCATCAATGCTGACAAGAAGCGCAAAGCCGCCCGTGACAAAGCCATTGCAGACCGCATTGCAGAGAACGAACGCCTTGCTATTCTTGCTGCTGCGGAACTCCAAGCGGAGGCCGATTCGGTAGCTTACGACAAAGCCCTGCTGGATGAACAAACGGCCAACTTCAACGCCTTTGCCGAGGCCTACTTTGCCGAGAGCGATGCCATTCTTGAGCATGACCGTAAAAACGCCGAAGAACGAAAAAACATTGAGAAAGCCGTTGCCGATTATAAAGAACAGGTAACTTCGGATTCCATTGCAGCTATTGGCCAGATACTTTCAGCGTTTGGTAACGAGAATAAAGGGATTGCTCTTGCGGCCTTGGCTGTTGAGAAAGGTGCGGCTATTGCCAACGTAATTATCAACCTACAAAAAGAGATGGCTGCAAACGCAGTTATGGCAGCGGCTAACCCCGCTAATATTGCAACGGCAGGGGCAGCAGGCGTTGCACAACTTAAGATATTCAATACCATGGCCAAGATTCGTGCAGGCTTACGCATCGCGGCAATTACGGCGGCAGGTATTCAGGCAGGCAAGTCCATCACAAGCGGAGGGGAATCGGGCGGTGCTGCAACTGGTGGCATGATGCCAACGGGTGCAGGTGGTGGTGCAACAAATGCTCCTGCGGTGTTTGGCAATCCCAATGTCACCGACCTATCAGGATTTGCAGGCGGCCAACTTCAAGGAACCCAACCCATGCGAGCCTATGTGGTCGAGCGTGATATCCAGCAGACCACGAGCAGGGTGCGGCGCTTGTCCGAATTTGCAACATTAGGCTAACCCCTACATCTACCCCCATGGAGTTACCTGTGTACCGAATGACTGTGGACGAGGTGGACGAAGGCGTGCAATTCGTGGCCCTCGTTGATATGCCTGCCATTGAGAAACCATTCCAAGCCTTTGCCAAGACACCGCAACGATTTGCCGAAACAGGGGAACGCAGGGTGCTGACTGGGCCGCTCATACTTGCCGATACTCCAATCTTCCGCAAGGATGACACGTATGGCGAGTACTATGTGGTCTTTGACAAGGCCACCATCAGGAAAATCGTGCAGAAGTACTTCAAGCAAGGGAATCAGCACAACGTGAACGCCTATCACAACGCCGAACTCGATGGCGTGTTCATGTTTGAATCCTATATCACCGATACCGAGCGTGGTATCATGCCGCCCAAAGGATACGAGGACACCCCCGATGGAAGCTGGTTCGGCTCCTTCAAGGTCGAGAACGATGAGGTTTGGGATAACCGCCATGCCTTCAAGGGTTTCTCGGTGGAGGGGTTATTCGGCATGAAGAACACAGGCACCGAACTTGAGGTCGCACTCGCTGGCCTCGCAGATGACTTGACCAATTTTTTGCAACATATCAATCCAACCTACAAATCCCAATAATCTATGAACCTGAAATCAGCTATCGAAACCCTGCGGACGGAACTCCGCAAGTTCACCACCCAAAAGCAAGCCTTTGCCGACTACAAGTTGGCTGACGGCACTGTCATCCGAGTGGATGGCGACCTTGTTGCTGGCACACCCGTTTACGTCCTGACCGAAGACGAAACCCTTCCCGCTCCTGACGGCGAACACACCGTTGAAGGCGTTGGCGTAGTCAAGACCGAAGGCGGCAAAATCACCGAAGTGGTTGTGGCCGAAGCCCCAGCACCTGCCGAGGTTGCGGCCCAAGAAGTGGAAATCGAAGTAAGCCCCGAAGGCGAAGCACCCGAAGCACCAGCAGGCGCAGGGTTATCCCCCGAAGCCGTGCAGGAAATCGTTGCCAAGCACCTTGCCGCCATCGTTGAAGAGATGAAGGCCGCAATGGAAGTCGAAATGGGCAAGATGAAGGAAAAGATGGCCGCCTTTGCCTCGCAGATGGAAACCATGACCGATATTGTCGAAAAGGTCGCCGAACTTCCTTCCGAAGCCCCAAAGCCAACCGCATCCGCCATCGTGGAGCAACGCAAAGCATCTGCCCAGCAGAACTTCAACGCACTCGCACAAGCAATTCAAACCCTCAAAAAATCCAATTAAACTTTAACCTCCTAAAAACAAAGCCATGAGTTATTCATTTGTTTCCCCGCTGACTACCTATACCGAGCAGCAGCGACTCCCCCTCATCACCAAAGCGGTCTTCGCCGCTCGTTCTGCTGCCCTTTTTACCAAGCAAGTTGGTATCAAGTCAGCTGCCGCCCTCAACTTGATGGACACCGATGCCAACATCGCTGGTGGCGATGTGTGCGGATGGTCTGCAACAGGCAACACTTCATTCACCCAGCGGAATATCACCGTTGGCCGCATGAAAATCCAAGAGGCTCTTTGCCCTCGTCAACTTGAGCAATACTGGATGCAATCCCAGTTGACTGCTGGTTCTACCTACGACGGCGTTCCTTTCGAGCAAGCATTCTCCGAGCAGAAGGCTCTCCGCATCGCAGAGGCTTTGGAAACCGCTATCTGGCAGGGTAACTCCTATTTCAGCGGTGTGAATCAACTGTTGAATGCCGCTTCGGGTTCTACCGTTCTTGCAAACGCTTCCTCTACCACTTGGAATCCAGTATCTGCTTCCGTTGGTATCACCACAAGCAACGTCATCAGCATCTTCGACAAGGTGTATAACGACATCCCACAGGCTATCCTGACCAAGACTGACCTCGTTATCTTCTGCGGTTGGAACAACTTCCGTACCTTGATTGGAGCATTCAAAGACAAAACTGGTGTCATGTACAATCAGGTGGACCTGCAAGGTTTGGCCGATGGTGACATCATCTACCCTGGCACAAACGTCCGCATCGTTGCAGTTCCTGGATTGACCTCCACCAACCGCATCGTTGCAACCTACCTCGGCAACCTGTTCTACGGAACTGACTTGTTGAGCGACGAAGAGAACTTCGAATTGTGGTACTCCAAGGACAACGATGAAGTCCGCTTCCAAGCCGCCTTCAAAGCAGGTGTGCAGTTCGCCTATCCCGACTTGATGGTTGACTTCAAATTGGCCTAAGTGTAAGGGGGGGAGGGCAACTTCCCCCCGCTTTTTTATTCTTGCAACTCCTAAAATAAAAATACACTATGTCCTGCTCCTTAACTACGGGCTACGCCCTCGGATGCCGAGATTCAATCGGCGGCATCAAAGCAATTTACGTTCAAGCCTTCAACGCCACTGGGTCGGTTAATACCAACGGAAGCGGAACGGTTACTGGATTTACTGGCTATGCGTCAGGGTCGTTCTTCCAGTACGACTTGACCAAGGCCACCTCCAGTATGACCGAAACGCTGAACGCCAGCGTTGAGAACGGCACGCTGTTCTACACACCTGAAGTCACCTTCACCATCAACAAGTTGCAAGTTGCGGTCCGCAATGAACTACGCCTCTTGGCTCGCAATCGCCTGATTGTCATCGTGCAAGACAACAACAGTCGCTACTGGTTGCTCGGAGCTGACAACGGATTGGAGTCAACTGCGGGTACTGCTGGAACTGGTACTGCATTCGGCGACAGGAGTGGCTACGAGATGACTTTGTCGGGAATGGAAACAAACCCAATGCTGCTCATCGCAAGCACAACTTTCTCTGCCTCCGCAACGCAAATCAGCGGTTCGTAAGTATCTTTGACCTGCGGCACTCATACTCCGCATGGTTTAGTGGTTAAGGGTCATCTCTCACGAGGTGGCCCTTTTTTTTGTACTTTTGTGCATGAGAATCTGCATCGTTTACAACGCTCATCCAACAGGGTGTTCCTTTTATCGGTTGGAAATGCCCAATGCCTACCTTGGCGACAACTACACGGAGTTTGACTATGTGTGCGTGGACAACATCGCCAACGTCAACGATGAAGACCTAAAGACGGTCGATATTTGGCTTTTCAATCGTCTTTGGTGTCAAGGTACTCTCGAACAAATTCGTGGCGTGTACAAGGCTCTAACGGCGTTTGGAGCGAAGGTCATCTTGGACTTGGATGACTACTGGGTGCTGGAGAGCGGCCACATCATGTACCGCCACTATTTGTCCACGAAATTGGATGAGCAGATTCGTGAGCATATCCGCTTGGCTGACCATGTGACCACGACCACCGAACACTTGGCCCAAAAGATTCGCCTGCTGAACAAGAACGTGACCATCCTGCCCAACGAACCCTACGAAGCATATCAGCAGTATAAGGCCAATCCTGACGAAGAGCCTGAGAAAGATAAGTTCAAGATTGGATGGTTTGGCGGGGCGCAACATCAGGAGGACATTGCCCTCGTTGAGCATTCCTTCGGCTTGCTTGCCCATGACCATTCCCTTGATGGGAAGTACAAGATCTATCTCGGAGGATGGAATGAGAACCCCGTCTATGTGGACTACGAGCGGATGCTATCCTGCAACGGTAAGAATGCGAACTACGGCCGCATCCAAGCCGCTGACATCTATTCCTACGTTGGAGGGTACAACTTCATCAACGCAACGATTGCACCGCTCCGAGATACCAAGTTCAACCGCCTCAAATCCGAGTTGAAAGTCGTTGAGGCAGGCTGGATGGTCAAGGCGATAATAGCATCCGAAACCATTCCATATATCGACATCTTGGTGCATGGCCACAACGGCCTGCTGATACCCTACGGCAAGAAAGACGCTTGGTATAAAGCGGTCCGCAAGTTTGTGAATGAGCCTGATTACGCTCGTTCCTTAGCCGTGCAGTTATCCAAGGACGTGCGAGAACGCTTTGACATCAGCAAGACGGCAGAGCGCAGAGCCGAACTGTACCGAAGTATCGGGCGCAAATTGTGAAATTCGGGCGCAAAGTACATTTAGGGGTAGGATGATATATCTATCCCCCAATACCACGAACACGATTGTCGTTACTTGGACGCAACGAGCATCTTCGGGCAACCGCTACATCTTGCGCCTCACGAACATCGCCAAGAACGTCAGCACCGACTTCACCCTGCTGAAATCGGCTAACCTTTCGAACTACACCAACCGCTATGACAAATTTCAGATTGCCGTGGGGGCGCTTGAAACAGGCTCGTATAAGTATGAAGTTTACGATACCAATAGCACGGTTAGTGCAGCCGTTGCGGTGGTTGAAACAGGCTTGGCGTATGTACAGGTAGTCAGCCTCACGTTTAACACCTACGCCAATACCATCACTTACCAGCCATTTTATGGTGCTGGAATTTTCGATTTAACCTTTGACCAAACCTTTGCATGAGCGTACAAACCCGAAGTCAGTTGCAGGCAAGTGCCGCAACCATCACCAACGAAACCGCCGCAGGAGCCAACACAGCCGCCCGTGTGGGTGGTCTATTCGATGACCTTGCCGATACCGCCACCTTGGACCGAGAGAGGGGTGTTGGAAACCTGTACTTGGACCAAGCAACCAACTGGACCCCAACCCAAGGGCAGGCCGTCAAGTTGACAACTGCAATGAAGTTGGGGCTGCTTTCAACCTACAACTTTTCACGCACCACCACATCGCTAACCTACACAGGCACAACAAGTGCCATGCTTCGAGTAGCGGTCAACATGGTGCTATCCCAAGGCAATGGCAATCAGGTGAAAATCTACATTGCCAAGAATAGCACAATAATTGCACAATCGATGGCTGACCTCACTCTGCAACACGACAACGGCCATGCGGTCTTCACCGAAACGGTGCTGCAAGGTGCGGTTAATGACGAGTTTACCATCTACATCAACGCCATGGATAGTGCCTCTGCCATCACAATTTCGGCCCTCACCTTTACCGCCCATACGCTATGAGCATAAAGCAATCCTTCACCCAGTGGCTTGGGATAGAACACAAAGTGCCTGTAATGCTCGAAAACAAAGCGGGCAAGTACATCACTTACGGTGCGTTCAACGAGTACCCATACTATCTCCTTGACAATTACCGCAGGAGCAGCAAGCATAACGCCATAGTTAACGGAAAAGTGAACTACATCGTTGGCGGTGGATGGCAGGCAGGCGAGAAGATGACCGTGGAACAGCAGGCACGTTACGCCAAGTTCTTTGA